TACAAGTGATCAATACGCTGCGGATTGGCAATTATTCCCTGATACAGAAGTTGAAAATGATGCCGTATATTTCGGTGGAGCAAATCCTTTTGGTGTAATGTATTTTGATATTGCGGCTGGTACTCCTGCAACTTACGGTGCGGATTCGTTAAGCTGGGAATATTGGGATGGTGCGGCATGGTCGCCACTGACTATTATATATGATTATACTGATAGTACAGCGCAAAATGGTTTAAGATCATTTCAAAGAGATGGTGAAATTATATTTTCTGCTCCAGCTAATTGGGCTTCAACAACTATTGATTCACAAGCGGCTTATTGGGTAAGAGCTAGATGTAATGCTACTGTTAATATTACTCAAATTCCTTTGTTAGATAGTCATGAACATTATTTAATTTCAGCTGATTCGGCTACTGAAATGCCTGCTGCTGGAACTATTGGCAGGTCAAGAGTAAGTTTTGTAACTGTATCGGGTGCTAATAATGATACTAAGGTTATTCTTTGTAATTTGACTAATGGTAAATGTTCAGCAATTACAACTTGGACAAAAGCTCTTATAGTCAATGAAGTTGCTAATTGGAGTGTGGCATGTAATGCTGGTGATCAAATAGCAATATATGTAACACAAGAAGATGGCACAACTGAATTTGCAAATGGAATAATGGAAATGAATGTAGTTAAATCTTAAAGTTTTTGACATAGCCTCAGTAATGGGGCTATGAATTGAAATTTTAAACAAAAAATTGCTCAAATTTGTTTGTTTGCTAATTTTTTACAATATGGGAAATACGTCAAGACAACGTGTCTATGCACACGTTAAACAAGATAGATTTATTTTAGATAATTCCGAAAGTGCTACTAATTGGTCAGGTTCGACTGATGTTAGTGATTTAGCAACTGCGGTAAATCACAGAGAAGGAACTAATTCTCTTTCTTTTGCGAAAAGTGGAGTAACAGAAGCTTTTGGACAAATAACACGGACACTTGCATCTGCGGAAACAATTAATCTTGTTGAGTATTTAGATGGTGTTTTAGGATATTGGTTAAATCTATCTGATCTTACTAATATTGCCAATGTTCAATTAATTATTGGCGAAAGTGCAAGCCATAATTATATATATCAAACTGCTGATTCTGCTTTAACTACAGGCTGGAATAAGATTGAAGTTGATATCAATACTCCGACAACAACAACAGGGAACGGTGCGGCATGGAGTTCAATTAATTACATTGCCGTAAAAGTAAATTTTGATAATGCGGCAAATACTTTAACCGCAATATTAGTAGATACTGTTTACGTTAAATATTCAATTACAAGTAAAACTGAAATTACAGGAATTGCTTCAGGAGCTGGTTTGGCTACCTCTGCAAAACAAGATACTGGGAATGCGAGTTTATCGAGTATTGATGGCAAAATGACAGATTTAAAAACTTATACAGATGGGTTAGAAGGATTTACTGATGGACTTGAGACATTAATTGGGACAACAAACACTACTTTAACTACTTTAAATGCTTATGTAGATCAATTAGAAGGCTATACAGACGGACTTGAGGGGGCATTGGTGACCACAAATACAAATACTGGGAATAGTGCCACTTCATTATCAAGTATAGATACTAAGCTTACAAGTCAAGCAACAGCGGCGAATCAAACAACTATGATAGGACATCTTGATGGAGTTGAAGGGACATTGTCGACAATTGACACCGACACAGGAAGCATCGACTCGAAGTTAGGCACTCTAGGGCAGAAGAACATGGCAGGTTCTGCTCCAGTTGTTCTCGCCTCCGATCAGGCGGCAATCCCTGTAACAGCCAATGCAGGAACTAACCTTAATACTTCTCTCTTAGCTCTTGAAACAGGAGGTAATCTAGCAACGATTGCAGGTAAGGATTTCGCTACACAGACCACTCTATCGACTATCGATACTGATACAGGGAATATAGCGACCTCTACATCTTCAATAGATGGTAAGTTAGGCACTCTAGGACAGAAGAATATGGCGGGTTCTGCTCCAGTTGTTCTCGCCTCCGATCAGGCGGCAATTCCTGTAACAGCTAATGCTGGAACTAACCTTAACACTTCTCTCTTGGCTCTTGAAACGGGAGGTAATCTAGCAACGATTGCAGGAGATACTACTAGTATTGATGGTAAAATAACTGCTTGTAACACTGGAGATATCCGACAAAGTACACATGATAATTTTAATTGCAATGCAAATTTACAAGTCGAAAATGCAGATATAACAGGACTTAACCCTATGCCGGTCTCTGTTGGTGAATTAGCTTGGGATGATAGCGCCGCACTAGAAGCTTCAAGTGTCTCAAAAGCTAGTGCTGGAACTCTATATACAGTTTTTGGGGTAAATAATAATGCCGCTACTAGATATTTTCAAGTTTATAATTCTACAACAGTACCAGCTGACGCCTCTGTTCCTGTAATCTCAATTCCTGTTCCTGCTGGGCAATCATTCTCACTTGACCTTGGAGAGTTTGGTAAATTATGTAATACAGGTATCTCGTGGGCTAACTCAACAACTCTCGCCACTAAAACAGTTGGTGGAGCAGATTTTTGGGTTAATTTAGGTTATAAATAATCTTTAATTTTTATTTTATGAAAAAAACATTATTAACAATTTTAATTTGTTTGTTATTAATACCTTTTGTTTTTGCGAGTTCAAATTCCTCAAAAGATTTGATTACTAATACAGAAAAAAACTCTGAAAACGCACAAAAATTATATAAAAATGCCGTAACTCTATATGAAGAGGGCATTATAGATAATATTGACACTCCGCTTGAGCATACTATAACAAGGAATCTTGATCAGGCGACAAAGCACGCAGAAGAAGTATGTGAATTATATATTGATATGCAAGAATTTTTCGGACAAAAAATAAAAGAATGTAAATAATTTCTAAATAATAATAATATGTTAATTATTGGAAAAAATGTAAACATTTTAGGTACAAATCATGCTTCAATGTACCTTAATAATGTTGGTTCTGTTTTTGCTATTGGGGAAAATATTCCGACAGCTCTTAGGCTTTGGAGTTCTGGAACGCTTAATAATTGGACTTTCAGTGCTGGGACTAATGGGACGATAAGTGCTTTTGCTGATGCGGGAGGCGGTGAAGTTACTGTTACAGATACAGCACATGGATTATTAACAGGTGATTACATCACAATTAAGGGGACTACTAATTATAATGGGGTTTTTCAAATCACGAAAGTTAATGATAATAGCTTTAAAATTACTGATACGTGGGTTGCTAATGATGCGACTGGTACATGGAATCAGGGTTCATATTTACAGGCTGGGGCTGGTGCAGAAGGCACGTATAATCTGTTATGGTTAATGCGCTGTACAGAACTTGCTGGAGTCGAAGATGTTACTTTTATTCCATATAAAAACACAACTCAAATCGCTGAAGCAATAGATGCGAATTTATTTGCGGCAGCTGGGAATGAAATGGTGGGAGGTGGTGCATTTGTAACAATAGTTGCTGGGGATAGATTGTGGCTATCAGCTCAAGCTACAGGAGCTGTTAGTTTAGTTTATCAATATGGTGTTTTAAAACTTAATAGAATTTAATTTTTTAAAAATGCTTTGTACCATTATAGATGTTAAACAATCTTCAAGTTTATTTAGAAATAATACTAATATAACTGATGCTGAATATTTAAGAAAAATTCAGATGGCAGAGAGTATTATACTTGGTCGTGTTGGAAGAAAATACACAATGCCTTTAGGTAAATATTATGAGAATACTTTAACTTTTTCAGGGACAGGATCAACAACAGGATCAATGACAATTACTATCAATGGCACTGCTTATGTTCTCGCAATAACTAGTGGACTTACTGCTATAGGTGCTGCGGATTTATTTAGGATTGCAGCTGCCAATAGTAGTGATTTTATTGTTAATGGCTTATATTCAGACGAACAGGTGACAATTAATAATCAAACTGCTGATAGTTATGCCGAGGTTACAATCAGCTCGGCAACTCAAACTGTTGCTGGAATAACTGTAACAAATGGGAATAGACAAGAAGTAGGGATTCCAGATTTAAGAGCTGTATGTGCTGAATGTGCTTCCGCTTTTTTCTTGATGAATGTAGTAAACGATCAAGGACGAAGCGAAGGTCAATTAATTATGGAAAAAACAGTTGAGCCATTTTTACAGAAAATTGATACTGGATATATTAAATTATATGATTTTGAAGGGAACGAATTAGCGACTAGTTCAGACAACTTAATTGAAACTTACCCAAATAGTGCAAGTTCAGATGATGAAGATAATCCTACCGATAATATATTCAGAACTAATGATAAAATTTAATTATGGAGTTAAATATAAAAGTTGATGATAGAGAGGTTAAGAGATTGTTATTGAATATAGATAAGACGGTTAAAAATATGAAAGAGCCTATGGGACAAATAGGAGATAAATTAATTAAGGAATACGAAGGAACGTTTGACAAACAAGCGAATTTAGATAAAAAACCATGGCAACCACTACAGCCTGCTACTATAGCACAAAGATTAAAAATAGGATTTGGTTCGAGTCCGATACTTGTAAGAACTGGCAAACTCAAAAAAGGATTTCATAAAACAGTTAAAGCAATGTCGGTTTATGTGAGTAATAAAATTAAATACTATCCTTTCCATCAGTTAGGTGAAGGAAAAAATCCACAGCGTAAAATGCTAGGATTAACTAAAAATCTAACTGAAGATATAATTGAAATAATTAATAAATATTTAAGAAAAAATATTAAAAAATGAATACATTATTAACAGGAATACAAACACTATTAACTTCTGAATTTGGATCTACAATCAAGAAGTATTATATTGGCAAACCTAAATTAGATAGGATAGTTGTTGCTAATTGTCCTATGATCGCTATATATCCTATTAGTATGGAAACCACAGTAGAAGGGACTGGGACAGTAAGAGACCAGAACGAAGCTCAAATCGGTATTGACATAATTGATAGTGCTTCAACTTATTATGGAGATGCTAATTCTGAAACTGCAAATGCTTCATTAACACAATTTTTAAGTTATATGGAAAAAAGAGACACTAACGGATTCTACGCAACTCCTTCTATCATGTACGCACTAAGGACTCACTCTAATTTTGATCTTAATAGTTACGGACTCTTTACAGATTCTTTCAAAATAGATTATAATGATATTGCAGAGGATGAAGATAGAAAGGTTGTAGTTGCTACACTTACTTTCAGAGCCGTTTGGCGTTCAACTCGTAATACTAACTAATTTTACTAATATGTCAAAAGAAATTATAAAAAAAGCTGGTAGAGAATTTGAAAAGGAAATTCTTCCAGATGGGACGGTAACCGTTACTTTACTTCCAGAAAAACAAATGGAAAAATCAGAAAAGGAAGTGAAAAAGAAAACAGAAGAAGAAAAAAAATAAAAATAAATAAAAAATAACAGCAATAGAAGCCCTAGAGGTTCATGCACAATGAACCTCTTTTTATTATTAACATTTAAAATATGTCAAACTCAGTCTCATATGGTAAACGTGGCTATCTAGCTTTTAAAAAAGAAACTACAGCAGGAGCGGCGGTATATCCAGACACTTTTGCTGAATTTCTTGAAACGACACTTCCAAATCCTTGGAATATTGCTAAAACCAATACAGTACAAGGGAATAGATCTTTAAACACACGTTCATATATTGGAGCGTATGAACCAGCAGAACTTGAAGTATCATTACCAGCAGAACCTACTATTTCAGGGCATTTGTTAAATGGTTGTTTTGGTGATGAGACGGCTTCAACTCTAGCAACTGGGATTTATCAACATGATTTTCAGCCCCAAAACACACAAGATTCTTATACTTTAGATTTCGCTGTTGGTGGTGAAGATTATATAACTAGATATTTCGGATGTAGAATTTCAAAATTAGCTCTTGCTATTAATGACAATCGAGCTGATTGGACTGTTGGATTCATGGCTCAGAGATGGTTTGTGAATGCACGGTTGACAGTTGCTATTGCAACAGGAACAACTTTAACATTAGATCAAACAAGTGGAATAACTACAAGTGATACTATTCAGGTATTAGACGCTGATAATCAAGATACAGTCTTGGCTACTTATACATTATCGGCTGTACCTACAGAAACGACATTGACTACGGTTGAAACAATCGCCGTTTCTTTGGCTGTCGGTGATGTAGTAGTAATAAAACGAAATGCAAGCCCTAGTTATACAGCACTTGGATCTGAATTTATATTTACTGGAGGTGCGGAAATATCAGTTGGTACATCTACAAATCCAGTTGACAATACAACTGCTACTTCAGACATGACTAATTTTTCTTGTGAATTTACAAATAATTTAGAAGCTGAGAATGCTGCTACTGGAAATGATGTAGTTGATAGAATGCCGTCAAGGATCAACCTTTTAGGATTTGATGTTTCGGATATTACTTTATCTCATTTACATGCTAATCCTGATTTTGTTGATGCTCTAAGATCAAAAGATTCGTTAGGATTAAGAATTAAATTCTTAGGTGACGCTTTAGCTTCAAATGCGGCCGCTGCTGCAAGTTTAACAATTGAAACAGATGGAATTGGTACTGCAAGCGTTACAGTTGATGCAACTGGTGAAGCTGGCAATGATTATAATCTTACTATAGTTGGAGGAGGTGCTGCCTTAGCTGCAGCATTAAGTGGGAAAAATATAACTCTTACTCTAGACGCTGTAGCGGCTAATAATACCACAACTTTAGTTGCCGCTGCTATTCACGCCTTGACTGGCGTGGCTTGTGCTTCAACTGGTTCGGACTTGGTAACGACAGCAGATAACACCGACATGACTTCACCACTTAAAAAGAATTTTTCAGGGGGTAGAGATGCAAGCGAGAAAACAATGTTAAGAATAGATATACCAAACGCTAAATTACAACCAATAGAATTACCTATTAGTGATGGACTAATAACAGAAGAACTTAAATTTACTTCTGATCATGACAGGGCAGGTCAAGGTACTGGCAATTTATCAAGTATGGCAAAAGTTAGACTTAGAAATGCAACCGCTACATATTAGTAAACTTGGGTTTTCTTGAGCAGTTTCCCATTTTTACTTTCCTCCTGTAGCCTAAAAAACTACAGGAGGGATCAAAAACTAGCTCACTTTTATTAATAACTGCTTATCTTTATGAAATTACAAAATGGAGAGGTAACTCTTAAATCTATATTCCCTAAACGACTTTGGGATAAAACTCAAGAAATGTTTATGGAAGGGATGGAAATAGATGAAAAAGGACAGCCAAAGCTAACTAATATGGCGGAAGTGATGATTAAGAATGCTAAAGTAGAAGGATATAAGATGCTTAATATGATCGAATCATTAATGATTAATCAGAAAAATATAGAGATTAATGACGATATTTTTGATTATATTTCAAAACCCGATTCAGTTAAAATCCTTAAAGAAATAGATAAAATTGCAGGAATAGGGCAAGACCTCCCCCTGCAATAGAACAGCAAATAAGAAAATATCTGCAAGTAGGTAAAGGTTCAGTTCCGCCTGAATATATTAAATATACTATTTGTAAAGAGTTTGGCTGGACTCCTATTGAGTATGATGAGCAAGATGTAAAAACTTTAAATATGTGGAAAAAGTTTCTGAATATTGAGGGAGAGGAATATAACAAAAAAAATAAAAAAAATAATAAAAATTCAACTAAATCTAATTTTAGATAATGGCAGATGACGCAAAAGCTTCGATATTAATAGAACTCAAAAATAATGCCAGTAAAGGATTAAATGATTTTAATAAACAATTTGCGTCTGCTATTAATCCAATCCAAAATATAGGCAGGAATGCGGCTATTGCTATTGCGGCTATTGGTACTGCGATAGTTGCAGCAGGGGCTTTGTCTATTCGTGAAGCAGCGAAATTCCAACAAACACAAATGGCTTTTACAACAATGTTAGGTAGTGGAGAAAAAGCGATGGAACTTTTAGGACAATTATCAGAATTGGCGGCGAAAACACCATTTACACTTCCAGACGTTGAACAGAACGCTAAATTATTATTAGCTATGGGAATTGAAGCTGAAAAGGTTGTGTCTACAATGTCAATGTTAGGAGATGTGGCGGCTGGCTTATCTGTTCCTATTGGGAATATAGCCTTAGCATTTGGACAAGTAAAAACTGCAAATCAATTATACGGAACAGAATTAAGGCAATTCGTTAATAATGGTGTTCCTTTATTATCTCAATTAGCAGAACAATTTAACAAAACAGAAGCACAAATTAAAAAAATGGTTGAAGAAGGGGCAATAAGTTTTGCGGCCGTTGAACAAGCATTTATTGATATGACTAGTGAGGGCGGACGATTCTATAATATGATGCAAGCTCAAAATCAAACCTTTTTAGGACAAATCTCAAATTTAAAAGATAATTTTGTTTTAGCGGCTAGAGAATTGGGAGCAGGATTGATACCACCTTTGACGGAAGGTTTAACTATGATTAATACAGCTTTTACTAATTTTAGACAGAACTCACTTGCTTCATTTACCCCTTTAAAACAAACTGCTGATGAGATTGCAATTTCAATGTTAAATATGGGAGTGAATGCGACAAAGACAGCTGAAGCATTTGTTGCGGTAGGTGGATCAGCTGCTTCTTTTCTTCCTACTATGGTATTACTGCAAGACGTTGCCGTAGATATGGACGCTAATTTACAAACACTAATTGATTCTTTCTTAAAAGTAAAAGACGCAAATAAATTAACTGATGATGTAATGCAAAGTTTTGTTAAAAACAATGTACCATTATTAGCTGAATTAGCTAAACAATTCAATGTAACTGAAAAGGAAGTAGTAAAAATGACAAAAAATGGAGAAGTAGGATTGCAAGCAGTAGAATTAGCATTGAAGAATATTAGTTTACAGAAAACACCACTTAAAAGTTTTCTTAACGAATCGAAACAACTATTAATTAAATTTCTTGAAGCATTTGAGCCAATCTGGAAAATTATTGAACCCACGTGGAAAAAAACATGGAAAGCAATAACATCAACATGGGACGTAGTAGTGTCATTATTTAAGGCGGGATTAGAGTTTTTTCAAATGATGTGGGAGGATTGGGGAGATACAATTATTGCAATAGTAAGTTTTTTATGGAATAAAGTTACTTTTTGGTTTAACTTTGGTGTAGAGCTTTTAGGAGGAATTATGGAAATATTCGCAGGATTAATGACTGGTGACTGGGAAAGAATTAAGAATGGAGCAGTTAATATGGCTCAAGGAATGTGGAATAATATAGTGGAATTATTTAATTCAGGCGTACAATTAGCTATTGCCCCTATCAACTCTTTAATCAACAAACTTAATGAACTGGGAGCGTCTATTACACCCATATCATTTAATTTAGATGGTTTGAAAATGGGGCTGGACAGTAGTGGAACGGCCGCGGTAACTACAGGAGAAGAAGTATCAGGATTTGATAAATTCTTACAAAACTTAAAAAATACAACAAAAGAAACTAGCGATGAAACAGGTAAATTGGCGGCGGGCTTGGGCGGAGGTGGAGGAGGTGGCGGTTCGCTGAAAGACGGCGCTGAAAAGGCACAAAAAGCTTTACAAGATTTACAAGATCAATATGGTGATTTTCAGGAAACTGTTAGTGCGGTGCTTCAAACAGTTATTAGAGATCACAGTGAAAAACTTGCTGATTTACGTGAAGAATTAAGAAGCGTTAATCAGGATATTAAAGAATTGATGGGTGCGTTTCAGGATGATCAAACGCAAGCAAGACAAGAGTTAGGTGAAGACGTAGTTGAACAGGAAAAGAAAATTGCTGACATCCAAGAACAAATTGAAGAAGAGAAAAAGAAAAAACGAGATGAAATGGATTATAACAAGCTTAGTGATTTAAAAAATTCTTTAGTTGTTGAGCAAGCGGCCTTAACACGAAATAAAGATTTAATTTTATCAATTGATAATGAAGTTAGGGAGGCTAGACGCAGAGGAAGGCTAACAGATTTTGAAAGGATTGTAGAAGATTATAAAAACCAACAAATTGAACGACAAAAGGATTATGATGATGCTTTAGCAAAATTAAATCTCAATAAAGAGGAAACGCTTAAAGCAATTAAGACAGAAGAAGATGCTTATTTGAGATTAAGAAACACTATAGTTACTCAATCTAAAGAAGCCACTGAATTGTTTACTAGTTATGTCGAAAGTCAAGAAAAAAAGACTGTTGATTCTATTAATAAAATGATTGATAAATTCAAAGAACTTTCTAGTACAATGCAAAATACAGGTAGCGGAAAAACAGTAAAAAATTTAGATATACCAAAATTTGCTAATGGTGTTACTAATTTTAGTGGCGGATTGGCGATGGTGGGAGAACAGGGGGCTGAGATGGTGCGATTGCCGCGCGGTTCTGATGTTGTACCAAATAACAAATTAGGCGGGAACACCATTAATCTTTATATTTCGGGGAATAACGTTTTGGATAAAAACGATGTGATTGAAAAAATAGGTGATCCGATTATATCAATTCTAAAACGGCATTTTGCGGTTGCTTAAATCGTAATTTAGTGGTATGTATTATGTATGAAAACACACACATTAAAGTTTAATGGTATATGGTGGAAGTATTTGTTAATTAATATTGGATTGTTAATCCTTAGTGTAGTTAGTTATGGGTTACTTTCTCCTTTATTCTTTTTTTGGAATATTAACTATATAATTACAAATATCGAAATCATAGAAAATAAATAAAAAATAATTTGAATTATTATTATTTAATTATTTTTTTTATAGTATAATAATATTGTTAGGATTTTGAGTCCTATATCTTATTATATTTTATGATTAAACTTTACCTTGCTGACGTTGACATCTCGTCTTATGTAAGCACAAGAAGCTTAAAGATAGTTGAGCAAGTGCAGAATAAGGCTAATACTTGCGGATTTGATATAATTGTTGGAGGAGACCAGCCTATAGATAATCAAGAAATTAAGATTTTTGATGCTTTTGAAATTATTTCTTATTCAGGCACGGCTTTAGTGGTTAAAAAGAAAACATTATCTGATATAGACATTATTACTCATTATAAACTTAGAGCAAATCAGGAGATATGGCTTGGTATAGGATTAAGCACAGAAGAGAAAGTAACTATTTCATCTTTAGTTGAGAGTGGAAATAATATAAATATAACATTAGAAAGTGCTGCTGTTTCTGCTCATAGTGCAGGAGAATACGCAGGCGAAAAGATTTTTGGTGGTGTTGTGCAGAATGTGGGAATTTCGACAAATGTTTTATCGGAAAATGTGGCGTATAGCGTGCAGTGTATCGATTTCACAAAAGAATTTGACAGAAAAGAGGTTAATGACAGCTGGGAAAATAAAAACGCAAGACAGATAATAGTGGGGTTCGTAACCGAAGACCTGAACAACATGAATATGATTATAGATACGATGGATTATGCTAATGATGGAGCAATTCAATCCGCATGGGGAATAATTAATGATGCCGCGTTACCTATTATTAATACAAATGACATAATTAATGGTAATGGGACATCATCAGGTGTTTTTTCTTGGGTGTATGCCAGTGGAGCAGCAGATTATAGATTAACATTATCTAGTACAGATTATTCTTCGTATGTGGGAGTAAGTTCTGGACAGCCGACAAAAGGTAAAATGGGATTATGGATTAAATTCCCATCAACTAATATTATTACATCTATTAGATTATATTGTTCTAGTGATGCCGCAATTACAAACATGAAAGGTTGGTATTTAACTCCTATATTTCCTGATGGTAATTGGCATTTTTGTGAAATTGACATGTCAAAAACTGCTGATTTTACAGCTGGAACGGTTGATTGGACGGCTATAATTAGAATTGCTTTAGCTATAGATCAAACAGCAAGCGGAATAATTACAATAGATAATTGGCGAATTTATGAAGATGATTTCTTTACTTTCTTTAATCTTGAAGCTGGTGCAACTTTAGATAGTTTCGCCGCTCCTTTTCAAAGACCAACGGCGACAATAGATGCTCTCGCTAAACTCAATTCTTATTTTTGGTATATTGATTATGATAGGGATATACATTTCAAATCAATGGATAGCGACTCTGCGCCGTGGCAATTATCAGATGGCTCACAGTTATTGTTTGACATGAGTGAGAGTGGCTGGACTCTATCTAACAATGATAAATGGTACATTACAGCGAATAAATCACAGAAAACTGTTACAAGTGCAACGCCAACAACTATCACAGGAACTTATAATCTAAGCACAAGAGAAGACGGCACTACAAGTCCTACTAGTGATCGTATAATGATTCATGTATATATTGAGAACACAGTACCAACTTCAATTGATTTAATCTTTTCAACTAATTCAGGCGTGGATTATTTTAGTTATAGTTGGACTACGAATTTAAAACTTGGATATAATAAACTATTAATTGCTAAGTCCGCTTTTACTTCAACAGGACTTCCAGACTGGGGAGTAATACGGAAAGTAGATTTTCAATTTACTCATTCAAATAATGATCCTGATGTAACGATAGATTCTATCTGGATGCTTGAAGCTTCAAATAAATTCTATAATGGTGATAATATAAGTGTTAATATTGACACTTCACAATTGAAAAATGCTCAAACTGTAGCAGGTGGGACAGAAGATTCAGCTTCTACTTATTCACAAGTCGTTCAAGGCGATAATGCAGTTAGGGAATGGATATTAAAGAATAAATTTAAGAATTTAGTTATTAAATTAGATAATAATACTAGTATAGATACTTGTGAAGGCGGAACTACCACAACTAATATTACAGCCACAGCACACGCATTAATTACAGGTGATTATATTGTTAATAGAACAAGATCAAATGCCGTTAGACAAATCACAAAAGTTAATGATGATAATTTCACTGTTGAAGCTGTAACGAGCCAAACTAATGGTGACACTTTTTCTAAATTCGCATCAACTCAAACCGTTGGAGTGGAGAATTTAGTTGATGAAACAACCGTAAATTATGTCTCGAATTTCTCTGAAAAGTCTATTAGAGCAACTGATGCCACTACAACACTTACCACTTCCGATTTCCTTTTATTTACATATACAGAAAAAATTGATATTGTAACTCAATATAAAGACAATACGTCAATTACAAGAATGAGGTTGTTATTAGGACATGGGGACGGTCAATTCGATGGAGCTAAGATTGATGACAATAGTTTGGATTCAAGGACTGCCGCTAGAGATAGGGCAAGGGCAGAAGTAGATCAATATAAGAATCCTGTTGTTACAATTAATTTTGATACTGATTTTGATGGATTAAAAGCAGGGCAATTAATGACAATCAAAGATTCAAATAAAGTTATGTTTGAAGAATTATTAATTCAGAAAGTAGCCAAACAATACAATCAAGATTACATGAAATGCAAAGTTACTTGTGCTACCACTTTATTTGGAATAATCGAATATTTCCAAAAATTGTCTACAACTATATCAGGGGCTTTTGTTGTTGATAACGCTGTGATTGAATTAGTCGAAAGCGAATTTCCTATTATAACGATAAGTGAAAGCCATACAACAGGAGCGACTGAACAGGTAACATCAACTGAGACACAAACAACAACTTCCAGTGATGAGACGGAAAAGGATAAAACCAACAAATACCAGCCTGAAAGTGCTAGTGATATTATTGACGGTTTAGATGTTGCAGGCGGTTGGACTGCGGTTAATGGTACGATTACAACAGTAACCGATGAACACATTGATACAACAGCCTCATTATCATTAAATAAAACGGCTGTATCTGCTGGCACTTATATGTATATTAACTTAGCTAGCCCTGTTAATTTAACGGATAAATTTATAAATTATTGGTTTAAGGTAAAAGATAATTCGGTAAAAGCTAAAATTAAAGATTTAAGAATTTATTTTTCGAGTCATGCGACTAATCCTTTATTGGATTATCGAGTATTTTTGAATTTAAATGATTATCTTGCCGTGTCTGAATTATGGCGTCAAATTAAATTTAAATTAACCGATCCTGACTATATTGAGTCAGGAAGTTTTGATATCACGAATATTCAAACAATTACATTACAATATCTTACTGTTAATACTACAGATACAACAGCGTCTGGTGATGTTTTATTTGATTATATGTATACAACAGACGCAACAAAATCTCAAACAGTATATGGAGTCGGTGCTTACGAATAAAAATATTGATTACTTTTGTTTTTCTAAGTATACTTCTAATAGTAGAAGCCCCAGAGGTTCATAATCTCTTGGCTTATGCTCAATCATTTACGAAAAAACAAGGAACTAGCAGGAATTAAAGGACTGCATAATTTCGTGATTTGCAAACCTTTAAATAAAATAGCTAAAGAACTTGAACAGATCCTTGGTCAAGGTAATTTATCATGGGAAGCTTTTCAATATCACTGGACAGAATTTAAAAAACATTGTCAAAAAAGAGAAACATTATATGAAAATATTATTCCTACGGCAGGAAGATCAGTACTAGCTCAAAGACTAGCTAATACTACTACTTATACAGGAATTATTAATTATGGGGCTTTAGGCTCAGGTAGCGCTTCGCCAGCTAATAGTAACACAACACTTGGGACTGAGACGTACAGAAAAGCTACGTCAAGTCAAACATCAGCAAGCAATATAGCCTATATAAGTAATTTCTACACTGCAACTGAAACTTCGGGTACTTATGCAGAAGCAGGCTGGTTTATTGATGGCGCTGCAAGTGCTAATACAGGGCAGTTATTTTCACGTTTTTTAATTTCAGTTTCCAAGGCAGTAACTGAAACGCTAACAGTAGAATCTACATTTACTTTCTCTTAATCATGAGTGTTCTTGATTCATCACAGGTAACTTTAGGTCAGGATATTCTTGCTACTCACTTTAATAATCTTCGTAAAGACGTATTAGTGTGTGGTGGTGATTATGTCGTGTCCACAGGTTCAGCGAATGCTTATGTCGTGGCTATTGATGCACAGATTACAGCCTATGAAGCTGGACTTACAATTAAATTTAAAGCTAATTTTGCCAATACTGGAGCATGCACCGTTAATGTTAATACAATAGGGGCGACCGCCATTAAAGATGTAAGTGGAAATGAAATTTCTCCTAGTACAATTAGGAATGGACAGGTTGTAATTTTAACTCATGATGGTACAAATTTCCAGTTAATGAGTAAGCCAAATAATTCTTTTTTCGATCAAGGAATTTTCGGGTTGCCAGCTCCTTGGTTCTGGGATCAAAATAACCCCACTGATACAATGCCTTATTATACCGACAACACAGAACATATCCCTAACGCTTACACGACTTCATTAACTATGTATCATGTTAATAGTGCACCAGATATAAGAGCTATTACTTCAGATTGGGCGGCTGCGGATGCTATTAGAGGGGTCGCTGTAATAGGCGATTATTTATATGTATTATTAAGAGATAATGGAGCTCCATTGCATAGAGTGTATAGATACGATAAAGATGACTTAGCGGCAGGTGGGACTCAAATGACATATGCAGGTTTCGGGACGACAGATGCGACTTACATGTTTACTGATGGCACTTATTTATTTTTCACGAAACAAGCAGGGAATACAGCTAATGATTATGATATACGAAGACTTACAATTAATGGAACAACGTTAGATTCCGCATCAGATTTTGCTTTAGCGGGGACACCAAGTTTTGGTGGTGCAATAGGAGCGAATACTAATTATATTTATGTAAGTACCGCTACAGATTATTTTAAATATAATTTTGCTGGAACACAGCAATCAACTTCTAATCATAATTTCGGGGCAACAACTAAATTCATGGCAGGATTTGGCGAGGTTAATACGGTGTATGGATTGAATGATAGAGCCCCAGACGTGTTATATAAACTATATTTATGAAATGTCAAATCCATGCTTACAGAAAGATAAATTAGATCAAAACTTAAAAGATCATGAAGAGTTTAAATCTGATCTCTTAAAGCTCCATGAAGCTAAACATGATATTTATAATAGAATACAAGTGCTAGAATTATCTCTTTCGGAACGACTGGCTTCATTAGAAAAGCAAATTATACCTTTTAATTTAATCCCTCAAAAACTTGATGAAATGATGGCTAAATTTAATGAGTTTTTACAAAATTATGGCAAAGAAACAGAAAAACTTAAAAATAATATAGTTGAGACTTTAACATTAAAAGAAAATATGGTAACAAAAAAAGATTTAATGATTATTATAAAAGATGGTAAATATCAAAAATTATGGGGAGGATTAATAGGAGCGATCATAACATTTATTATTTTAGGGATTATTGGCTTTACCACTAATCTCACATCTTAATTCTAAATTATGAAAAACATATCTTATCCTTTCGAAAATGAATTTAGGATTTCACAATATTTTGGTGAGAATCCACAACTTTATTCTCAGTTTAATTTAGCAGGTCATAACGGTTTAGATTTCGCAATTCCAGAAAGTACACCAATTTTAACAGTAGATGATGGCGTAGTGAATTATATAGGTTGTGATGAGGATGGCTATGGTCATTACATTAGGATCAATCACAACGGCTTTCAGACAATTTATGCTCACGGCAAAGAAGTTATTTGTAAACAAATTGGGATAAAAGTTAAAAAAGGAGATTGCGTTTTGATTTCAGGTAATACTGGGTTTTCAACAGGCGCACATCTTCATTTCGGATTGCGTGAAATCGACAGCAAGGGAAGCGTTTTAAACTACAAAAACGGATATTTAGGATATATTGATCCGCTTTCTTGGTTAAACGCACAGGAGACGGCTCAAGACGTGTCAGGATTAAAGGGGTGGGAGAAGCAAGCGGTAGACTATTGGTTAAATAATGGGTTATTACAGGATGGAAATATAAATAGTGATAAGGCTTGGTTTTTAGAGATTTTAAGAAAATATCATATTCTGAACGTTGAACCTTTACAAAAATTTGCTCTATCAATGAGCAATATTTAACCAATACTTATTATGACAATCGAAACAGAACAATTTTTAAAAGACGAGGTAAAGTCTTTTGTGACTACGTTTATCGCCATGATGGTTTTATTTGAATCTGCTGTGCTAGGTTCGTTATGGAGGGGGGATCTTGACACAACCACCTTAATGGTGCTAGGAGGGGCTTGTTTAAGGAGTGCCATAAAGGCTCTTATTGCTTTATTGGCTCCACAGTTTACAAAAACAATCATACCTACTCGTGCCGCAGAAGTTATTACAGAAGAACCAATAATAAAACTTGCTAATTTACCAAATAAAGAACAAGATGAAGCATGATCTAATAATCAAAACATATGAATACTTTATTATCAATTTTATTAGGAGTTTTAGTTTTTTATATTATCATCACTTTTCTACTTCCTCTATTATCAGGAATAGTGCTAACAATCGTAACAATCTTTGTTGTTTGTGCGGCTATCGCTTGGCTACTTAAATTCGCTGGGATTGATGTGATTAATAAATAATCATGTAGTAAATTATTCTATGTTTTCATAAAAAGATGTAAGAATCCTTTATTTAAGCCACGAAACCATATAGTGGAGATGTAGTGGTTTGTTATTTTGGCGAGTAGTCATTCTTTTGTTCTAACCTTGATTTTATTTTCATTTTAAATATAATATTTACGGTGGCGGAAAATGGATCGTCAGTCCTAACGCACATCGTATAATCTGTAAAGATTATATAAGAACGTCTTGTTCTGAAGATGGTTTATATTTATATAAATAATAAAGCGTAAAAAGGTAGTATAATATTAATACTTCCCTCATAAGCACTAACCGAAAAACTTATTACAGATGGCTAGGTTAGTTAAGGTAAAAAATCCTTCTATCGTTAAAATTTAATTTGATCAATTAAATTGATAGTGGCTGAATAATTTATATATAAAAATATTGTGAGTAATCTGAAATCTCACCCAAAATAAATAAGCTTAAATAATCACTATTGTTGGCTTCATGCCATTAGATTATTTAGGCTTATTTAATGAAAGTTAAAATATGCTTAACCACTTCAACATTAACCGCATTGCCTAAACATTTATAACGTTGACTGTTACTCAGTCCTTCCGTCCAATCATCAGGCAAGCATTGTAATCTTTCGCATTCTATGGGGTGTAACTTTCTATATACGTCAACATCAACATTCCCAATTAAATTGTCTTTTTGTACCGTAGTTAATGAGTTAGTTTTGCCATCTAAACGAGGCTCTAGTTGTTGTTGAGTTGTAAGACCGTCTTGATTGTATCTACCTCTTTGAGCGATGCAATATAATCCTGTTTTAGCACCTCTGCCACCACCCAAAGCTGATAAAGTTACTGACTTTCCCTCTATACTATAAACTCTATCAGCTTGACCACCTGAATTAAAATGACCTAATTTAATTAATTGTCTTGAATGTTTTTCAAAATAATCTCTAGGACAAGCCCTTGAATAAGTAGCAGTTACACATAAACTTTTTTCTTTTGTTTCAATTCCATCAATTAAAATATCTTTAAGAAAAATCTTTTTATCTTCTGGAAGCGTTATGTCCGTTTGTTTATATTGATTGTTAATCAATTCACCGATCCAGAAAAGACGCTTTCTTTGCTGTGCAGAAACTAAAGCTGCATTGATCATAATAGGCTGAACGTTTAATATTTGACTGATTTGATCCTTGCTCTCTTTTGGCATTGAAGCCACGTTTTCAAGAATAAAGTGCCGAGGTTTTTTCTTTTGTAAAATCTCTACATATTTATAGAACAATCCACTTCGTGAACCATCTAATCCTTTTCTATCTCTTTTAGCGATACTTAGGTCTTGGCATGGAGAACCACCCACTAATAAATCAAAATCAGAAAGCGCATCAACATCTACTTGAGTTATATCTCCAAAATTATGATGAGTAGGAAAGTGTTTTTGATAAATTTGAATAGCGAATTTATCTATTTCGCTATATCCAACGCATTCAACATTTGGCAAAACATCCTGTATAGCCTTTTCAAATCCTCCTATTCCAGAGAATAGAGATAAATATTTCATTTTTCAGTTCTTTAAGAAGTAAATTAAGAATTAAAAACCGTTTTCGTTAAAACTAACTGTTAGTATAACTATTGTTATAGTAGCAATACACACTGGCCAAATAACACAGATTATTAGTTTTTTTAAGTAGTCAAATTTTTCTTTATCCATTTTGTTAAATTAGTTAATAAATATTAAGAAATAAATTCATTATATATCGCTTTTTGAATTTCAATTTTATTTATCATACACTCAAGCACACTTTTTTTATTCCATTCTTTTCGTTCTTCTTCTTGAAGTACTTCGACAACGCCAAGTAACGCCTCAGCGAATCCATGCAGATCAATTAAGCAATCTAATTTATCACCAAGTCCATGAACTCGATTATTAATATATCCATTAATTAAAATATTAATATCATCATTTAGATTTTTTAAATTAATTTTTAAATTTTTCATAATAAATAATTTTAAAATTATAATAACCATTGTTTAATTAATTGCTTGATTGGAGGATAAACAATTACTCGCTCATCTCTTTCTTTTGAATCCTTTGTTAATTTATTTAATTCTTCTCTATCAAGGACGCGGATTGCGTCTACTTCTTCGGTAGGAGTAAATAATAACTGGATAATATTATCGTGTAGAGTTGATACAGTCCAATTAAACAAGGCGGTAATATGATTCATGGAGTGCTCATCAAGCTCCTGATCATATCTAATATCTGGAGCTTTGAGTTTTGATGATTCAAGCCTAAAGTAATGAAGCAGTCTATCACCTAGCTCTTGTCTTGTTTGTGCGATAATTGCTTCTTTTAAATAATCAAGAGTAAGGAAATTATCTAAAGGTTCACCGACTAAATCATCGCAATGTTCAACATGCCCGATACTCGCTACACTCAGCATCATTTGATCTTCTAATGGTTTTATGCTTTTTCTTTGTAAAAGATGTCTACCGTGCAGATCACGAATATTAATGCCTACGACTACATGAGGTTCTTGATTAATAAGACAATTTATTGTTGAATTTGGTTTCTCTGTTCCGTTAGTAACAAAACCGCCATTTGCCGTCATTATTTTCTCTGAATAACAAGGCTCAATACAGTTTGCCATATAATAAAATTAAAATATTAATATAAAATTTAACTATTATTATAATTACAAAAAACTATTCTTTCTTTTGATTCTTCAACCTCAAAAGCCTCAACTAATACCCAGCCCTTATGGTTAGGTTCGCCCCAGACCCAATCTTTATGGTTAGGTTCAGTTCTTGCAGATTCGGCATGATCGGGAATTTCGATATATCGCTGATCTGATTGCCCCATAGCCCCAATACTTGCAGATTCGGCATGATCGGGAATTTCGATATATCGCTGATCTGATTATTCCCTAGCCCTAATATTTGTAGATTCGGCATGATCGGGAATTTCGATATATCGCTGATCTGATTATTTTTTAGTTTCAATATTTGCAGATTCGGCATGATCGGGAATTTCGATATATCACTGATCTGGTTACCCCCTAGCCCCAATACTTGTAGATTCGGCATGATCGGGAATTTCGATATATCGCTGATCTGATTACCCCATAAATCCAAGTCTTGCAGATTAATCAACTTCTCAATCCCCTCAGGAATTGCAGTTAAGTTTTGACTCGATAGGTTAAGAGCTGTTGTTGTTTCAACATCATATCCCTTGCCAAGTATGGTTACGATTGTCATATTTTTTAAAATTAATTATAAAGATTATAAATTCTTAAATTCTCTAGTACCTCTTCTACCGAACAGACTATCATTGAAATACCGCCACAATTATCTTCAATCATATCAAGAGTTTCTTTTTGTTTAATGGCTCTTATTCTTTCTCTGTTAATTAGTTTTCCTTCCTCATTGTACTTGAACCATGTGTCAATTTCTTCTAAATCTTTTTTAACCTCGATAGCTAAAAATTTTCCTTTAAGACAAGCAATTATATCTGGCGTGCCAGCAGGCGCTAAGTGAACAAATCTTTTTTTATCATTATATGTTTGAGGTAAAACCCCACTTTGGACTTTTACTGCATAACCTCCTATCGCCTTAATTGTATTAATAATCGCCGTTTCAATTAATTTTTCTTTCATGTTTAGTATTTATTTAATAATATTTTTATTATAAATATTTTGTAATTTAAAATAATATTTAGTTTTATATTGTCCTGACTTGAGGACGGAGGGCTGATTCCATGCTACCTGAGCCTGAGAGAAATTATTAGTGATTTGATATTTACCCCAGATCTCATTAGCGAATATTTCTATTTGCCCCCGCCAATCAGTTCTTGGGATTTTACCTCTTGCACATTCGTTCCACTGAATCAAACCTACGGAACAGCCTTGATCGCCACGCCTAGTTTCCGTCATCGCTCCGTTTTCTTGGAATATCTGAGCTATTAATCGTTTCGCCTGTTCATGATTAAATCCTTTTTCTTGAGCGTATTTATATAAATAATCAGCTCGTTCCTGTTTGTAATCAGGCTGATTAAGTAAATGAATTGTAGTTTCGGCACTTTGCGGTGCAATTAAAAACCTAAACCACAATCTTCACCTTTCACTTCTTCTCCATCTCTTTTCTTGATCGCTACTAAGACTTCACAATCTTTCTTTGCTGTCTCTAAAGCGATTTTCGTTGCTTCGTTAAGTTTATAATATAAATCAGAAGAAGTTTTAAATCTAATTTCTTCTTTTTCAACTTCCGTTTGAGCGTTAGCAAAAACAAAAGAAGTAACAATCATTAGGATTGTTAGTCCTAAAATTACATAACCTATACCTTTCCATACACGATTATTCATTGAATAAAATTAGAAAATAAATTAACTAAACTTATAAAAGCTAGAATTGATAATAAGATAAATATCTTACCACCATTAGGAATTTGTGAAATCATATTTTTGTTTTAGGAAGTAAAAATATCATATTTAGTTTTGTTTTCTTCGTTACCTAGTTTTCCAGTACTAAGTGAAATCATTGTTTTAGTTGGATCAATTAATCCAATTAATTCAGGAGATGTGTACCATATTTGAGGAATATTACAAAAGGCAACGGCGTGAAATCTCATTCTCAATCCATCAATTAAAAGATTAAGACATTTAACGATTTCTTCTCTTGTCTCGCTTTTGGTTTGTAAAACTTCTTCTGCATGTTTTACAACTTCTTTTACTTTATCAGCTTTACAAGCTGAATCCTCATATGCTCCCACTATACAATCCGCATAGTTAAATCCCCAACAAAATTCATTCTGCATATAATTTTCAAATTCTGGCGATCTATATTCCGCAGGGATAGTGTCATCTATTTTTTGCATAAAGGTTTTATAAATTAATTATTAAAAATTAAAAATGAAATTATTTTAAATAAAAAGTTACTGAAATCTGTAAAAAACCAGTAGTATTATCTAAAGACTTGCTATGTATTGAAAAATAAATTTGTTTTACTTGATCATTTTGTGATTGTTCCAAATTTATTATTGGTAGCCTTTTAATAGTTCCCACACCAAGGGAACTATTAAAATTAAATAATTTGATTGTCATTATACGTGCGCTATTATCACTAGATGTTTCTATTTTTGGAGCAGACTCTGTATCTGATAAAAATTTAAATTCCACCTTAAATCCAGCTATTTTTTCAATTATTAATGTATTATCATAAATATTAAAAATGTTACTAAATATAATTTCATAATCACCATCATAAAATTTTATTTCTCTATTCATATTTTAAATTTAATAATTATTATTTTTTCCTAGTAACCATATCAAAATCCTCTACAACATCAACACCATCAATTCTAATTCCCATATCAACAGCCTTTTGTAGTTTTTTCTTATCTATAATTAAATATTCATAAGGAAGTTTCTTTATATCTATAGTATCAAAATTAGTTATAATGTATTTCGCTTTTTGAAATACAGTTCCAGAAGCAGTTTGTATCTTAGTTTTTGGAGCTTCAATAATAACAGGCACTTGAGAGGTTAATATCTCTTCTGCTTGTTCTGCTATTATTACATTCTCCTTAATTTGTTTGTCAATTTTGATCTGATCCTCAAATGAAGCCTGCTTAGATTCTCGAAGTAATCTTGCTATTTCCTCGCTAGACTCAAAGGCTTTTTTCTCCGCTTCTTCTCTCTCTTTGGCTTCCTTCTCTCTTTGTAGCCTCAAAGCTTCCTGAGCCTTTCTATTGTCTTCCTGTTGTTTAGTTTTAATAGCTCTCCTGAGCGTTTCGTCAATACCTTTAAGTTTTTCATTAAGAGGTCTATATCTATCCATTATTCCATCTATCTCTTTTCTTAAAGGATCAATAAATTGTTTACGGTCATCATCAAGATATTTAATATATTCTTTAATCTTTATTAAAGTATCTCCAGAATTTATCTCCTCTTCATCAGTAGTAATGTTAAGACTAATACTGTTAATAAAAGGATTAATTATTTCTAGTAATTTTGGGATTCTGTTTTGAACTGTTATTAAATTTTGCATATATTTATTTTTTAAGTTGTTGTTGAATAAAATTCACAATCTTTTCACTTACAACAGAGTATCCTTTCCAGAAAGTTGGGTTTTCTTCCCTTACTTGAACAGGGAGCAGGTCATATTTGAGTAGCTCAAGCACGCTTTCTAGCCCTTCCTTGACCCCTTCTTTCTTCGCTCTATTCAAATCAATCAACTCTTCATAAGTTAATTTAACAGGATCACATTTATTGATTTTTTCTTTATCTTCTAATCCTCGTTTGTAGGCATGTTGTTCAATTTTTTCTACTTCTTTTATTATATCGTTAACACTCAATTCTAAATATTTTAATTTCCATAATTTCTCTTTAAATTCTTCCTTCCAGTTTTTCATTTTAAAAAATTAATTTATAAAAGTTGTCTTTATCAAAATATCCACCTATTATTTTGTTAAATGGTATTTTCGCCATTTGCGATAATAAACGCATATTATGATAAATTTGCGTACAAGCATGCTTCTCTTTATGAGCATTTGGTTTAAAATCATAAACTTCTATTATACCGTCTACATACCGCACAATATCAACGAAACAAGAAGTCGTGCCGTCATTAAGTGGTAACTCATAGATTACAGTCTTTGGATCATTGTTGATTAAATAATCTTGTACAATTAAATGCTGATTCTTCCCTTTACCTTCATAATTCGCTTGAGTGGCAAATTGAGTTAGTTCATGCTCAACTCTTGCTCTGTTTATAATACCTGTAGGCATTTGCGAAGCTGAATTGCTTGAGGATAAGTCAAGACCTTCAATTAACACCTTTTCGCAATATCTACTTAATGGATTGTCAAGCTCCAGAAAAGAGTTTTTGACTGTGAAGGTGTAAGTCGTCTCAACTCCGCTTCTACGTTTTGTAAATAGTCTCTGAGAGATCATAGTTATAAAATAAATTTTATGAAAACTGCCAATACTGATCCATTTCTGCAATTACCCGAGGGCTGTCTTGCATATTATACGTTTCAGCTACCTCTTTCCATGTTCTCGGTTCTAAGTACGATCCACCTGTGCAGTTACAACCTGAATCATAAAACACCTCATTATTTTTAAATATATATGCACATTCATAGCCACACATAGAACAGGTAAGTATTGGCCATGAAGTTATGTTTTTTTCTTTGGCTTGTGTTTGAAATTGCTGAGTAGATTTCATTTTGTAAGGTTAGGAGTTAAAATAAATATTCTGTAGAACTTTTTTACAGTTTTCGCATTGATATAATCTTATAGTATCTACGCCTATCAAATTACCTTGCAGATCCCAGATTTGCCTTGTTGCTCCTACGCTCCCTATTTCAAGGTAATGAGCCTCTGCATGTGGATATACTAGGCAAGTACAGTTTGGTATTTCTTTCTTCATAAATTTAAGTTAGTTAATATAAGATTTAAGTTGTTGGATAGTTCTATTTAATTCATTATTCCTATCTTGTATCTCTATATGTTGCCCATAATGTTCTTTATTATTTTTCCATCTTTATATTTTAGTTTATAAACGTTTTATTTAATATTATTAAATGGAGAATTCGAAGTTGAATTAAGCAGGTTTGTTTCTTCTACCTTCTGTTCCATAATTGGCTTAATCACCACTCCGCCTTTAATTTTCTTAATCTCATTATTAACATAAACTTCTGTAATTTTACTTAAATAATCTAATCTTTTCTTACCTATCTCTTCAAAACCTTCTCCTTCATACACTTCTTTCAAGCAAAGAAAAGCAGATCGTTTATTTGTCTTATATGGTTCGCTGTCGGGCAAACAAATATCAGCCGAACAAGAAACGGTAATTTCAATTTGTTTTAACATAAAAATAAAAGTTAAAAAATTAAAAAGGTAAATCCTGCTTAACATCATCTTTAATTTGATTATTGATATTTTCTGTTTTAAGCAAATTATAAATAGCTACTAATATCTTGATCTCCTTTTCAAGATTATTATTTATAGAATTAATTAGTTCAAACATTGGATCTTTAAAGATGAGGGGATCTGGATTTGCGGTCTTCAGTTCCAACTCTTTAACCTTTTCTTGTAAAACCGCTTTTTCATTTGGGAATTTTGCGTTTAAATACTTTTTCCCATTTGATTCAACTTCGTCAATGATAAGCTCAACGCTATCACCCTGTTTCCACGTTTTGGTTTTATCATCATGTGGGATAGTAACGAATCTATTAGGATATTCTGCTACTTGAAAACCAAGTGTTTCAAATGTTTGTTTCCCTTTTGGTGGGAACACCTTACTAATCATTGTAATAGTATATTTTTGCATATATATATATTAAAAGTTAAGAATTATAAATAAACCGTAACGCCTCGATCTCTCAAAGCATGTACGTATTTATCACCTTCACCAATCTGATTGCCCCATAGCCACAATTTTTGTAGATTCGGCAAGATCGGGAATTTCGATATATCGCTGATCTGATTATCCTCTAGCCGCAATACTTGCAAATTAGGTAAGATCGGGAACTGTGATAGATCACTGATCTGATTATTCCCTAGATCCAATTCTTGCAGATTCGGCATGATCGGGAACTGTGATAGATCACTGATCTGATTGCCCCATAGCCACAATTTTTGTAGATTCGGCAAGATCGGGAATTTCGATATATCGCTGATCTGATTATCCCC